ATGCCTGCACGCGTATTCGCTGAGATAGGCCGCGCATTCGTGGGGCTCACATTTGGCGGCATTCTCGCGTTTGTGCCGCAGGCCGTAGGGCATGCGATTTGGGCGGGGCGCGACGAGCTTGCGGCGGGCCTGCTGGCGATGACGGCCGCGCTGTTCGCGGCGCTTGTCGCTTGGCGCACGGTTCAATGGCAACTCGGCCGCGAAGAGCGCCAACGCGCGGACGACGCGGCGCGTGACCTTCAGGCCAAGCGGATAACGGTCTTCATCCAGATGGAAGCATTTCGGGACGACTGCGCCCGCTCAATCTTGTTTAACAAGGACGCCTACGAAGATTGGTCCCAACGCGGGAACGGGACTGGCATGGAAAAGATGCCAAAGCCCCCGGCTGCTCTAGGTGATTTCAGATTACTCTCAGAGATCGATCACGACGAAGCTTTCACCCTTTATGATTTCGGACGCCGCGTATCAAAGATCAACTACGATGCGTCGGATACCTGGAAGCACGAAGGGCCTTTGGGCGCCATGGGTCATATCGATGACCATGCGGCACGAATGGTTCTGGAAGCCGAAGCGTTCCTCGACCGTCTCGGAAAAAAAATCGGATGGAACCACGTTCCGCTGCCCGCGGATGTCTCTAAGACGATCAAAGACTTAATCCACCAGCGCGATACGTATCGAGCAGAGCGGGTGGAGCGTGTTCTAACGGAAGCAAAAACGCCCGCCGGTTAGGGCGGGCGTCTCTGTGAGATCAGACGGCTAGGTCTTCAAGCAATTGCTCAAGATCGTCCCTAGGCATTGCGGCCACCTGCTCTTGAACTGGGCGATGCGGAGGCTGCCCGACGTTCACGCCGAAGGCATCGGCCCGCTCATAGAGCCGATGCAGCCGGCGGCGGACCAACTGTCGGTCAAGCCGCTCCCGCCAGATCAGATCGTGGCGCGTATCGGTTGCCGGGAGATTGCCCCGCCGGGGCGCGAGAGCACGGGCCGCGTCGCGATAGACGCGTTCCGCGTGCGCACAAAGAAGCGCCTCGCGCATCGGCGGATCGCACTCGGTGAGGAACGCAGCGGTCGGAAGCGTCGCGCTCATAGGAACTGCTCCACGCTCCAAGGAAATTCGTAGGTGTCGATCTCCTGAAGTCCCTTGGGGTCAAACTCATCGAGGTCGTCCATGTCGATCTCGTCGAGCGGCTGATTGTCGAGTTCGTCGTGCCACGCTTGATATGCCTGCCCGCGCTCGCTTTCCTGCCAGCGATCCGATCGCTCGCCGATGTAGTATTCGATCGCCCCGGTCTGGTAGGCGAGCTGCTCGCGAAAGTTTGCCGCATTCAGGTTGTAGCGGTGAACAAATTCACGCACCCGGCCCTCGGGAAGCGCCTCGTCCTGAAGCGTGGTGATAAGCGAGTTGTGCTGCTCAATGAGCTGCTCGACCAATGCAGCAATTTCCTTGTCCATCTTCTTCATATCTGCCCTTTCAAGGCGCGAAGTGTCGTTCACGGGCAAAGAGGAATGGCTTCGCCCGTGTCTTTCAGTGCTTGGCTTTGCTTGATCCCCGCCGCTCGACGGGCTCGAAGTGACGATCTCAAACGAAGCGAGGAGACGCCACTAGGAAGTCATGGAACTTTTGCTTACCGGAGGTTGTGGCCGCTACACCATTGCGTCCACCGGCGCCGGCATGCTGACCGGCCGCTCGACATAGCCGCGCCGAAGCTCAATCTCGCGGTCGCGCGCTTCGTCTTCGATGATCGGGATCGCCATCCGAAGCGGAAAGATGCCGTGCTCGGCGAGCATGATTTTGATCTGATCTCGGTCGACGAAGCCGTGAATGGGATCGGGTTCAAGGTCCATGATCGCGTCGACGAGCGCATCGTAGCGGTCGTCGGCCTGATATTCCCTATGCATTGGCACTCGTTTTCCCCGATGTGCGGTTGACGCGACCCGTTTGAGACCGTTCGCGGTCTTCGTCAATTCTGCATCACATAAGCATAAATACGGATGCATCAATCAAATTTGATTGATCATTTGCTTCTCAATTACTTGAGAGGCGAGCGATTTAGACCGGTTTGATTTCGTTATAGCGAGCGGGTCGAGGCTGCGTCCGCGTCAGGCTGACGCAGGGCGAAGGCCGTCGGCGACCGGCCTCATGACAAGCTAGGAGCGCAGGCCCCAGAACGGACTCAGGCGGCCCGTGAGAGCCGTTCTTCGTTGAGGGCGGCATGGGGTAGCCGGAGGGCGTGGAATCGGCGCCCACGGCCACGCCTGAGTCACGTCGAGGCACGTCGGTGCCGGACGTTCCTCCGTCAGAGCTGGGCGCTTCATGACGCCGGGACGGGGATGACGGAAGGCCTGCACGGCGCCGGTGCGGGCGAGGGAAGCCCACAGGAGCCGGGACAGGGAACGAGCCTGCCCTTCCCGGCGACGAAACTGTTGAGCGAGGGCGACGGCTCAGCCGTCGCCAACCTTTCTTCTCTTCCTTCCTTTTTCTTCCTTCTCTTTCTTAACGGAAATCAGGACAGATTTCGGACAGCACCGATCCGTTGATCCTGTTAAGGAAACGGCGACCCACCGTCGCGCGTGCTGTCCGAAATCTGTCCGCCCGGCTTGCGCCAAGCCATCGCCCACCCTCGCTTTGGTGCTGTCCGAAATCTGTCCGCTACGGAAATATTCCTTGCCTATCTTCCAAATAGCCACTACGATTGTTGCGGTTAGATGAAAGGAACCCTCATGGCTAAATACACGTCTGCAAATGTCTCCCCGGAGGTCGGGGAACGCGCCCGCCGCCTCGCTCGTCACCGCGGCCTTCCGCTTGCCGCCTATCTCGCCGAGTTGATCGACGCCGATCACAAGGCGACCTTTGGCGAAGAGCCCGATCCCGGCGTCTTTATTGATCTCGACGCAGCCGGCGTGCCGACGCGGTTCGCGCTGCTGGACGGCTCGGGCATCGAAGTCCCGGCTTCGCTTGCCGCCGCCTTCGCTGTGAACGTCGAGAGGATCGCCACCAAGGGAGGTGCGCTCGCCGACCTGTCTGAGGACGGTGACTTCCTTACGATTGAGCGTCACGGCCCGGCGGTTGTGATCACGTCCGGCGACAAGCGTTGGAGTGTCGGCGTTCACCGCGCCCGGCAGATCGCACGCGAAATCTCAGACAAGGCCGCCATGCACCTGCCGAAGAAGGCCGCCTGATCAGTGACGTCCGGCTCGCCCGCCGATCCGTTTCTCGACAACCTCCTCGCCGATCTCAACCGGATCGGCGAAGAGGCTGATCGAGCGCAGCGCGCTCGCATTGATGCGATGGCGTCGCCGGGTGCTGTCCGAAATCTGTCCGGGGCTGAAGTCAACGCCGCGCTCGAAGAGACGGAAGAGCGCGACGCGCAGGAAGAGGCGAAGTCTGCTGTCTTCGACGCGCGGGCGACCCTCGATGGGGATCGCGAGGCGCGCCGCAAAAGGAAACACGCAGACGAGCGCGCCGACCGACGCGCCGCCGAGAAGGCCCGTGCTCCTAAGCCCTATGCTGCCCTCGCCGGGCGCGAGATGCTCATGGCCGGTCGCGTGAACACGGAGGCGAAGGCGCGCCGTATGCAGTTGATGCACGCTGCCGCGGCGAAGGGATGCTCGCAGTTCCTCGTCAAAACTAGAGGAAGCCAGATCGACATCGTGCGTGCGTGGGCGACGCGCGAGAGGCTTCGGATCGACACGAAGGACGAACCGAAGCCCAAGGACATCGCCGCCAAGATGCCATCGCTGGATCGGCTCGCGGGCGACGAAGACCGCGTCCGTCAGCTGCGGCGGCTGCTCGCCTACGCGGATCGCCTTGAAACGTCTGGCGTTTGGAAGCCCTTCGATCTGCTCGCCGATGGTGAGCAGATTAAGTCGCCCAAACGGGCGTGAGGTTATCGAGGTCGGGGAGCTGGCCTTCATGCATGGCGCGAAGCATCACGTCATGCGCGATGACAAATGAAGCATGGACGTCCTCAATAGCCGGCGACCGACCCGCATGCGCAGATTGGCCGCGAGACTCGTAGAGCCGCACGGTTTCATTATACAGGCGGTCGCCGTCGCTCTTCGATTGCCCGACGTAACGCCGCACCCCATCTGCAAGGCGCTTGGTCACGTCCCGGCGTCCCGGCCTGAGCATCGTTTCCACGGATGTCCAGATGGCGACCATCATTGCTGTCGTAGTGGGGAGCCACCAAATCCCGTCAAGCATGACGAAGGCTCTATAAGCGCTGTCATCTTTCAATATTAAGCTTGTCGGATCGAGAAACGTCCTTAGCAATTCTGCGTATTTTTCGTCGATTGTTACGCCGCCAAAGTGCCAGTGCGGCGTTCGCTCGAAGCCATAGATTGGATTATGTGCCTTGTGGGCTTCCCCTCCGCCCATAGAAACCGGAGCGATGGACGCGACGAAGACAGGCTGAGCGGCGAGAAGTCGGATAAGCGCCGCTACCATTCTGACGGTTTCGAGGCGCTCATAGGGAAGCGGTTTTGCGCCTGCTTCAAGGACGATCTCCGCCACGAAGTCTTCGGCTTCCCCTCGACCATGCACAACCGCCCACGGTGCTGGGTGCGGGCCGCGGTTCAACGGCGGCGGCGAGAAAGCCGCCATCGGCGCGCTAAAGACATGGGCAAAGGTCTTCTGAAGAAAGAGGCCTTCTTTGAGTTGGATAGGAGAGACGCTCAGCTCCACCCGACCCAAAGCGCCGAACAACGCCTCGTGGTCGAAATCCAACTTGCGGGGCGGTCTGAAAACTCGGGTGCCATCGAGCAAGCCCCGTAAGTCGTTCAATTCCTCACGGGTCATCGGTTGTGCGGCGTCGCTCATGCGCGCATTTCAGCGCCGTCCAGTCCTTGCGTCCAGCGCCTGCTTTGGCGCACTCGTCTAGCCGATTGGCAGAAATTCAGAATTGCGAGATACTGCCTGCGCCGATAGGCAGGAATCCTTGGGAAATGAACGATTGAGAGCCCCGCCATGCAATTCTATTTTTCTGAACCATTTTTGCTTGCTGATCGGTCATTTTTGGCTCATATGGTGATCTCCGCCTTGGTTGGGGGCCGGCGCGGATGGTGACGGAGCGCGAGTTTAAACGGTTCTCTGAGGAGATGCTAATGACAATGAGGCACAAAACTATGATCGTCGGCCTTCTGAAGAAGGATAGCGGCCGATTGACTGAAGCCGGCATAGCAATCATTCGCGAAGCGCATAAGGCTGGTTACAAAAACTCTGAGATTGCAGAGATGCTAGACATTGCCCCCTCTGCGGTTTCGTATCATCTCAAGTAATTTATACTTTTTTACCCAATCTTTTACTTTATGACATTAAATTTGACGGCTGGGCATTGCCCAGCCGTTTTCTTTTAGCGCCTGCTGACGTTCAACATATTTCCCGGCCGCATCTGAGTCCGCAACTCGCTTGCGACGATCCCGCGGACGTTGCCCTCGAACTCCTTGGAGATCCGGCGCGCCAGTTCGTCGTTCTGCTCAGGCGAGCCGCCGCCGCCGTTGACCGTGATCGGCGTCGAGATGTTCACCACCTGAGTGACCGCCTGCGACGCTCCACTGATCGGCTGGGGCGCGACAGGAGCCGGCAGCGGCATGACGCCCGCCGCCCCTGCCCCGCCGACGAGCCCGCCCGTAGCGAAGGCCGGCAGCTTGTCGGCGTTGATAGCCTCGATAAGCGGCCGATGCTTCTGCACCATGCGCTCGCGCACCACGAACTCGCCGTTGCTGACGCGAGCGACGATGCTGTCCGAGGTCCCGGTGCCCGGCCCCTTGATCTCGCCGCCGTCAGCGAAGCCGAGCACGGTGCCGAGGAAACCGAGGAAGCCGACCCCGCCCCCGCCGGCCGCGCCGCCGGTCGGCGCGGCGAACGCATTCTGGAAAATCTGCTTCAGGGCCATTTCGATCAATTGATCAGCAATCCGTCCGAGGGCGTTGGAGAACGCCTCGGCGGCGCTCACGCCGTTCCGCAGGTCGGAGATGATCCCGGTCGTGGCGTTCGCGCCCATATCGGCCAGTGTCTCGCGTGCGCGCTTCTCGGCTTCGGCGGACTGCTCAACCTTCTCCTGGGCGGTCTTCAGCGCATAGAGCTGCTGCACCTTCGTCTGGATTGCCTGCCCCTCGGCGCTGTTCAGCGACACGCCGGCCTGCTGAAGCGCCTGAAGAAGCGCCTGCTGCTGCGCCGTCTTGCCGAGTTGGTCGGCTTCGAGCCCAAGCGCCTCCGTCACGCGCTTCACGGCCGCCGCCTGCCGCTCGGACTCCTTCTCGGCGTCGGTGCGGTCGCCGGCCGCGACGCGGGTGCTGCTCGCCCGGCGATCGGCGTAGGCCAGCACGTCGCCGACCGACCGGCCGCCGCCGATGATCGTCGGATTGGCGTTCGCAGCGGCGTCGCCGAGCACGGCGCGCGCCGAGGCGCGGGGGTCGGCCTTCAGCGCCTTCACGGCACCGCCCGCGCCGAGGAAGTGCGCGAGGTGCAGATTGGCTTCCGTGACGGCGAGGCCGGCGTTGCGGAGCGCCGTGGCGTTCTCGGCGGCATAGGTCTCGATCAGCTTTTTCGAGATGTCCGCGTCCTTGCGCAGCTCGAGGATGGCGCTCTCGCCCATCGTGCGCGCTTCGGTCGGATACGCCTCCCGGAACAGGCGCAGCCACGTGTCCTTCACAAACTGCCCGACGCCGGTCGCCGAGCTGTTCGGGTTCTTGGCGTCCGCCTTGCCGCCGCTCTCGGCGGCGATGACGCGGCGAACGAACTGCGAGACGGCGTCGCCACTGGCGAAGGGACTCGCCTGCGACGCGCCCGCCACGGGCATGCCCTGCGGCGGCAGCGTGATGTCGTCGAGCTTGCCGGACGCCTCGCGCGCGGACTTGCCGAGCTTGTCGAGCGCGCCGATAGCGGTCGCGAAGCGCGAGCCGACAGCCCTGCCGACGTCCGCGCCTTCGCCCTGGGGGATGATCGTGATGCCCGCGGCGGCGGGATCGCCGCCAAACCAATCGTTCAGTTTGCGGAAGACGACGCTGTTGCCGATCGACGCGAGCCCGCCTTCGAGCATGCTGATGAAGCTGCCGACGCCCGAGGCCCAATCCTCGATATAGCCGGCGATCTCGACGACGCCGCTCTTGAAGTTGCCGCTGACGATGTCGACGAGCTTCTGAAACTTCCGGTCCAGCTCCACGGCTTTGTCGACCACGTCATCCTTGATCACGACGCCGGTCGCGCGGGCTTCCTCGCGCAGGCGCGTGAGCCCCGCCGCGCCCTGATCGACGAAGCGGACGAACTGCTCGCCGCCGGTGCCGCCGAACACTTCGTCGGCGACGCGGATGCGCGCCGCCTCGTCGAGCTGCTTCAGCCGCCCGATGATCTCGACGAACAGCGCCGCCGGGTCCTTCAGCTTCCGCTTGAGGTCTTCGGCGTTGTAGCCAAGGCGCTGGAACGCCTCCGCGCCCGAGCCCTTGCCCGTCAGAATGAACTCGTCGGCGCGAAGGTTCATCTCCTTCAGCCCGTCCGTAAGGGCGTCCACGGTGACGCCGGACTGACGGGCGGCGAAGGACAGCTCTTGGAACGCGGCCGTGCCGACGCCCGCGCGCTCGGCTTCGCGCTTCAGCTCGGCGACGGAGCTGATCGCGGTCTTCGCGGCGGCCGTGACGGCGGCGAGCCCGCCCGCCAGCGCGCCGGCCGCGAAGCCCTTGCCGAAGTCGATGCCCTTCGCGCCGATCGTCGCCAGCGCCTTGTTCGCGTTCTCGGCGGCGGCGCGGGTGTCGCCCTCGATCCGCTTGCGGGCGCTGCCGGCGTGGTCGCCCACCTCGCGGAAGTTCCTCCGCGCCGTGTCGTTCGCCTTCTTGAGCTGCTTTTCAAGCCCGTCAACGCGCGCTTCGACGAGGACGAGAAGGCGCTGTTCTTCCGTAGCCAATTCCTGATTTCCTTAGATCACGTAGAGACCGCGGCGGCGGTAGGGTGAGACGTGTTCCTCGCCGAGCGAGGCGCGATGGACGGCCATCCACGCGGCGAACGCGCCGTCGATCCGCTCACGGGATTTGCCCTTGTGCATGGTCCGAAGGCCGGTCGAGCCGGTGTAGATTTGGATGTTGTCGAAGCACCACCGCAGGACGGGATGTCCGCCGTGGCGCAGGTTGCCGCCGAGAATGGCGCGCTCGATCGTGGCGAGTCCGGCGCTCTGCGACCTCGGGTCCAGCGGCATTTCGCGGACGGGAAGCCGGGCGTCGAGCAGCGGGGTCATGACGGGCATGGCGTGGGCGCGATCGAAGGCGATCTCCTTCACGTCGAAGCGACGGCAGAGGTCGCGGATGCACGCCTCGACGGCGCGATAATCTACGACGCTGCCTTCGGTCGGCGTCAGGAAGCCGTCGTCGGCCCACGTCGGATAGGGCACGCGGTCGTTCTCGGCGCGGGCGCGCAGGTTGTCCGCCGGGCAAAAGAAGTGCGGGAGGACGGTGAAGCGCTCGCCGTCGCGGAACGCCGCGACGACGGCCGTGAGGTCGGTCGTGGTGCTCATATCGACGCCGATCCAGCACGGCGCGCCCTTCAGCGCCGCGACGTCGATCGCCTCCGCGCCCTCGTCGTAAACCTGCATGTCCACGAAGGGGTCGGTCTGGCTATCAAGCCAGACGTTGAGCTTGAGCTGACGGAAGCTCTCGCGCTCGGCGGCGCTACGCTCGGCGCGGGCGGCGGCCCGGCGCATGCCGTCTAGGCTCGGATAGCCGTGCGCGAGGCCGGGGTTCACGCGATGCCAAAGGGCCTCGTCGCGGAAGTCGTCGTCGCGGTGCGCCTCGAACAGGATCGGTAGCAGCGAGGGGTCGTCCAGCTCGCCGCGCGCGACGGCGCGGGCGCGCTCGATCTCTTCCCATGCCGTGTTCGTCTGTCCCCGGCCTGCGGTCGTGGCGACGACGAGCAGCGTGTCGTCGGTCTTGTCGAGGCCGGTGCGCATGGCCTCCCAGAGCAGCCGGTTTGGCCAGACGTGCAATTCGTCGGCGAGCACGAAGCTCGGCGTCTTGCCGTGCTGCGCGGCGGCGTCACTGGAGATGACGCGCAGGGTCGAGCCCTTTGCCGGGAAGTCGATCTTCTTCGCCGAGTTGAAGGCGTCATAGATGCGGACGGCCTTCGCGACGCGCGGGTCTTCCCGCACGATGCCCTTCGCCTCGTCGAAGCCGATGCCCGCCTGCGCACGGTCGACGGCCGCGAAGATCGCCTCGCCGCCGGACACGGCCTCGGGTCCGATCGTGTGCAGCAGGGCGAGCGCCGCCGACAGCGACGTCTTACGGTTCCCGCGCGGCAGCAGGAGGAACACTTCCTTCACGACGCGCAGGCCGGCGGCGTCGCGCGGCCCATAGATGCGCCGGATGATTCGCTCTTGCCATGCGTCGAGCTGGAACGCCCGGCCCTTCATCGGCGACTTGGGGTGTTTCAGTCGGCGCAGGAACTCGACGGCGCGCTCGCCATGCCCGAGCGGATCGGGAATGTCGCTGCCGTCGTAAATCCACGCGGGATAGGTGCTTTTCGGCCGCGTCATCGGACGTTCAACGGCGAGTCGTCGTCGGCCGGCGCGTCGGTGCGCACGGTCGGACGGGACCGGGAGACGGGCGTAAGGCCAAGCTCGGCGGCGCAAAGGCGCGCGGTCGTCATGGCGGCGTTCATCATGCCGAAGGCCGGATGGCGCTTCGGCCCGTCGCTCGTCTCGATGATCAGCCCGTCGCGCGAGATGGCGCGCTGCGCTTCGCGGACGACGCCGGTCGACGTCGCGTAGCTTTCCAGCGTTCCGAGGTCGGCTTCGGTGAGGATGTCGCGCTCGACGAGGATCGGGGCGACGCGCCGCCATTCCGCTTTTGCGTCGGCAGACAGCCAGGTTGGCGCACGCGGGACGGCGGCGACGGCTGCGGTGCCGGCGACCACGGTCGCAGGCTTTCTGCCCCTCACGACAGGCCCCGCACGGTGCAACGCACCTCATGCCCGCCGCGACGGCCAAGCTCCTTGATCTCTACGACGTCGAGGGTCCGCCCCTCATGAACAATGCGGTGCGCGACCGTCAGGCCGGGCAGGAAGCGCATGCGGAAGACGAACGACGTCACGGCGGCGACCCCGGACGCCTCGACGCTCTCGCTGGCGGTCTGCTCGACGAGCTGGCCGCGCATCGCCTTCACGGTCTCCCACTGCCCGGCGGCCTCGCCGAGGTCGTTCGTGACGACGCCCGCAAGGCGCTGGATCGTCAGCCGCTCGCGCAGCGCGCCCGCCCTCATGACTGCGCCACCACGTCGAAGGCGACGACGGCGCGCACGGTGTCCTTCGCGGCGTCGCGGGTGACGTGCTGTCCGGCAATCTTGGCGCGGCAGTGCCGCAGGCCCGGCACGCGCCAGATGCCAACGGGCAGCGCCGCGCGGATGGCGGCGGCGATCGTCTTGGCCTCGCCGGTGCCGGCGCTCGCGCTCCACACGACGACGTCGAAGCTGACGAGGTCGTGGAAGCTCTCGTCGAGGTCGGCCGGGAAGCTGGCGCTCTCGCCGAGGCGGATCGCCGGGAAGCGTTCGGGGCGGCCGTGCTCGTCGGCGATGTTCGTCGCCGGCACGAGCGAGGTCACACCGGGCGCGGACCTGAGCGCGGCGACAACGTGCCGTTGAAGGGCGAGCTCGGCGCTCACGGGCGGCCCCACAGGCCGCGGATGATCTTGCCCGCCTCGCGGGTGATGCGGCGGCGGTTGCGCTGGAAGCGGATGCGCATCGCCGGCAGCAGGAACTTGTTCGGCTGCTGGTGCTGCGTGCCAAGCTCCTGCGCGAAGGCGTAGTCGTAAGACCCGTCCTGCCCATCCTCGACGGGCTTCGTGGTCGCTGCGCCGCCGGCCACAATGGCGCGGGACAGCTCATGGCGGCCGGACTCGACGCGGATCGTGCTGGCAAGGGTGCCGTCGTCGCCGGGCGAGAGCGTCTTGGCGGACGCCGCGACTTCGGCGGCGGCCTTGTCGAGGGTTGGTTGAAGGCCGGTTTTCAGCTCCTTCGGGATCGAAAGAAGGCGCTTTTCGAGCTTCGCGAGCTGCTGATCGATGCTCGCCATGTCAGAAAAACCACGTCCGATAGGGGCGCAGGAGATCGCGCACTACGGCCGGGATCGGGCTGGTCGCGGCGCTGCGGAAGGTCGGCTCGCCGCCCTCGAAGAGATGTTCGGCAACGTGGCGCACGGCTTCGAGCACCGGCGCAGGCGAAGAGGCGCTAAGGGTCGCGCCGATGTAGGACGAAACCCACGCCTCGGCGGCCTCGATCTTGCTCGTCAGCAGCGCATCGTCGGCCGCGTCTTCGATGCCGAGGGAGGTCTTCAGGTCTTCAAGCGAAACGATCACAGTCCGAAAAACTCTATTTAGGCGCAATCTTGCGCGTGACGGGGGCGCCGGTCTCCGCGGCGTTGCTGAAAAATTGCTTGCCACCCCCGGCTCTTCGACCATGTCGATACCCGCCGCGACCGGCGGATGGCGCAACGATGCGATCGGCTGACATGCCGCGGCGGTGCCGGGCGTAGAGGGTGGCGTGAGCTATACCGAGGCGAGCCGACCACTCGCGAAGCGACAAGGCGCGGCCGTCATGCTCAACGATGATCGACGAATTGCCGTGCCGAGCAGGCTTTTCGTCCGGAGCGGATGCGACAAGCTTAGGGAGACGCCAGCCCTTCGGCGCATCCATCGGGGTCTCGATCGCGGCGGCCGTGGTCCACCCACGCGCCATGCGGTGTTCGATCAGCTCGGGCGTGATGCCGTAGTCGAGCGCCCATTCCTCCACGGGCTGAGTGACGTCGGCATGGGTGAGGATCACGACGCAGACCTTTCTTCCGATTGGATCGGCCCGTTGTGGCAAGGGGCGCAGACGGGTTCCCAGTTGGAGCGACGCCAGAAGAGCTTCTGAGCGGTCGCCAGCTCGGGAGCCGTGCGGGCGGCGCTCATGCGGTGCGGGACCTTGTGATTGACGACGGTCGAGGGCGCGCCGCAGCGGGAGCAGACGGGGTGCGCGGCGAGGAAGGCGGCGCTCTCAGCGCGCCACTTCGTGCCGTAGCCTCGGGCATTGGCGTTGGGGCGGGCGCGGTCGTGCTGCGCCTTACGAGCACGCTGACAGGCGCAGACGGTGCCGGCAGCGACGACACGGCCACAGACACAGATGCGGGCCGGACGCGAGGGCATCAGAACGCCTCGCAGGAATAGGGGTGCGACCGTGCATCCTTGACCGCCGCATAACGCTGCAATGAGCTGGGGGCGCGGAGGATGCTTTCCGTTGTTCGGCTGGTCGCGGAGCCGTCAGAGTGAGCCCCCTGATAGGAAAGGCCGGTCATACGCCCAGCGCCTTCAGCTTGGCGCGGCGGTCGGGATCAGCCTTGAAATTCGGATGGTCGGGGGCGTCGGCGACGTTCTGCTCGCCAGCGCCAAACAGCGCCGTCAGCAGCTCGCGGCGGGCGTCATAGGCGGCTACGATTTCGGCGGGCGAAGCCGCCCAGGTATCGGCCGGGGTCCAGCCGAGAACGCCGGTGCCAAGGCCGAAAAGCTGGCGGTGCAGGTCGACGAGGGTCGTGGGCTGGCCGGTCGGCTTGCCCTTTCCCTTGGGCTGCTCGCCGAGGTCCGCAAGCTGCGTGAGGTGCAGCAGAAGGTCGGGCGCGAGGCGCATGGCGTCGGCGACGGTGATCGCCGGGACATGGTCGACGTGCTCGGCGAGGATCGCCGTCGTCGCGCAGATGCTGCCCTGGGCGAGCAGAAAGCCGAGCTTCTGAAGCCCGTGCTCGCGCTCAAGGCGCGTTGCGGCGCGCAGGGTCGGCCAGAGGCGGATGGAGCTGCCTCCGATCTCAACCACGATATCGCGCGCCGCGAGCGTCATCAGATCACGCCGCGACCTTCAGCTTCACGAAGCGGTCGGGATGCGTAACGTCCGCGCCCGTGCGCTTGCGAGCATGGAAACGGACCTGTCCGACGCCCGCGAGGCTGTAGGGGTCGCGCAGGAACGACAGCCCGACGCGGTCGACGATGCGATAGCCGCTGAGGTCGCCGAACATGATCGGGAACGCGCCGGCGGCGACGTCCGGCATATCGGTCGCCTCAATCACGGGACGGCCGAACAGCGTCGAGAAGCCGCCGTCCTTCGGATCGTTGACGAGATAGCGGCCCTGCGCGTCCTTCCAGAGGCGCACGAGGCCAAGGGTCTTGCGGTTCATGATCCAGCAGCCGCGCGCCGAGTGGACGGTCGGAAGAGCGTGGAACATCTTCACAAGCACGTCGGCCGGGTTCGTGGCGGGGAAGTCGGCCGCAACGCCCGTCTTGATCTCGGCGATGCCCGCGGCCGTGAGCAGGCCCTTCGGCTGTCCGGCGCCCGTGCCCTTCACGAAGGCGAGGCCCTCAGCCATGCCGAAGCGCTCGCCGAACTCAGCGGACAGAAAGCCTTCGAGGTTGTAGGCGTTGTCTTCGAGCAGCTTCACGCTGGCGTCGGTGTAGGTCGCCAGCTCAAAGTTCTCGATCGCGACCTGTTCGAAGCTCGGCTGAGACGCGGTGCGCGGATCAATTTCGGCCACCCACGACGCGGCGACGGAGCCGGTGCGGCGCGGGAACAGGATCTTGTCGGCCCCGACCGTAGTCACGTTGGCGTAGGCGCGGATCGGGCTGAACTCGGTCGTGAGCTTCAGGATTTCGTTCGCGAACTCGTCGGGCGCGAGGTAGCCGCCGTTCGCGTCGGCCGACACGGTGAGCGTCTTCACCTCGACGAGGTCGGGGCGCTGATCGCCGTGGCGGGCGTAGCCCGTGAACGCCTTGCGCTCAGCGGACAGCTCGTCGCGGCCGGTGACGATCGCCGGGCGGTTCAGCTTGGCCTCGAGCTTGTCGAGGCGGCCGATGAGCGCCGTGGCGTCGGACTTGGTCTCGACGGCCTTCAGACGGTCGTCGATCGTGCTGCGCAGCTCGGCGAGCGCCGCGTTGACGATGCCGGCGGCGTCGCCTTCGGCGTCTTTCAGTTCAATAGCGCCGGCGAGGGCGCGAACATGCGAGGTCATTTTCAGGCAGTTCCTTTTCAGATGCGAAGCGCCGAAGCGGCGCGGGAGATGGCTTCGGCGATCGCAAGAGCGGACGAAGCGGACTTCGCGCCGGTGATCCGAGCGCGAGGATGGGCGGGGTTGCGGACGACGGAGACTTCGACGAGGTCGAGCGCCGAGATGACGCGACCTTTGCCAGCGCGGGGCGTGAACGCCTTCGTGCGGTAGCCGATGGACAGGCCGCCGATCTGGCCGGATGTGATGAGCGAGCGGACAGCGCGGGCGCGGCGACGTTCCTTGACGTCGAGCTGGCCCGCGACGAGCAGCCCTTCGGGCGTCTCCTTCACCTCGGTCCAGATGCCGACGAGGTCTTCCGGGTCGTGCGCGAACAGCATCGGCATGTCGGGCGCGATCGTGAACGCGCCGGGGGCGATCAAGTCGCCGAGCTGGTCCGGTCCCTCATTGAAGGGCCAAGCGATGCCCGTGATCGTGCCGGCTTCGTCGACCGACAGCGCGGCCTTGATCTCAAGCCGTTCCATCGGCGTCGTCCTGTTCCGGGGTGTCAGAGGCCGGCCCGCTGTAGAGGGCGGCGAGAAGGTCGGCCGCGATCAGGAAGGCGGCGGCGAGCGGCTTGGTCACCATGAAGCCGGCGATGATGCTCGCGGCGTCTTCGGCAGGCGTGCCTGCGCCGATGAGCCCGAGGCGCAGCGTCTCGACGATCTCCGAATGGGCGAAGTGGCCGGTCGGAACGCGATGGATAAGCGAGCCGATACCGACGCCGGTCGCCTTCTCAAGCTCGCCGATGGCGTGCGGCGTGAGCACGAAGGCGCGCTCGACGTCGAGGGTGGCGCGGAACGGGATCACGCGGCTTCGACCTCCTGCGCCGAGTTGGCGGCCGGGGCCGTGGTGATGTTCGGATTGTCGAGGGTGTCGCCGCCGTCGAGCGCCGGGAGGTTCAGGCCGGCGCGGACTTCGTTCTTCGTCATTGCGCCCATGGCGCGATACTGCGCATAGGCCGTCGCGCGGGTGGCGGCGTCGGCTCGCAGCAGGTCGTCAATGACGAACTCGACGAGATGGGTGCGGCGTTCGTCTTCGCTCAGCAGCAGCCGGCGATAGGCGTCCTGCCACGTGCGAAGCCACGGCAGAAGGGTAAGCTGAAGGAACAGCGCGCCCATCTGCTCGGTGTTTCCCCAGGTCGCGCGCCCGAGGTTGAAGAGCATGCTCGGCGGCACGCGGAAGGCCCGCGCGATCTCGTCGAGCTGATGCGTGCGCACCTCAAGGAACTGGCTGTCGACGCTGTTGAAGGCGAGCGGCTGGAACTTCATGTCCTTTTCGAGGATCGCGGTCCTGCCGGACTGCTGCCCACCATGAGCGGCGTGCCAGCTTTCGGCGATGTTCTTCACGCCGTCGTCGCCGAGGTCTTCCGGGGTCGTCAGGATGCCCGAGGGACGCCCGCCGGCCGCGAACAGACGGCTGGCGTGCTGCTCCATGATCAGGCTGAGGGCGATGGCTTCACGGGCGAGATGGACCGGCGACGTGCCCTTCACGCCGTCGAGGCTGAAGGCCGGAATGTGCAGGACTTCGTCGCGAGCGAGGATGCGGTGCGCCGAGCCGGACGACAGGCGATAGCTGACTTCGCCCGAGAGCGTGTCCTGATGGACGGTGACGGCGCGGGGATCGAGGCGCACGAACTCGACGACACGGCCGTCTTCAAGACGGTTCGCGAAGGCGTAGCCGTTGCCGTGCAGTAGGGCGTCAGTCGTGAGCTGGGTGCGCAGCGCAGATGCCGAGACGTCCGCCGAGGCGTCGTCATGGACGAGCGCATAGGCAGGATGGTCGGCGTCGGGAAGCTTCCCGCCCTTGTCATCGCGGACGTAGAGCTTGGCGGGCAGGTTGCCGACCGTGTCGGCGATCAGCGAGACGGCGCAGGCGACAGCCGTGCACTGCATCGCGGTCTCGGGTGTAATGACAGGGCCGGCGATAGTGTTCGCTGCGAGGAAGGCGTCGAGTCCCCAAAGATTGAGGACGCTCGGAGCGCTCTTGCGCTCGACGCCCCTGCTCTTCGACTTCCTCTTCTCGCTTTTAGACACGCGATCTCAATCCCAAAATCTGTTGGGATTAAGTGTGACTGACGGCGACTCCTGCGTCTAGGAAAAAATAGCTATATAGGAAAATTTCCTGTTAGACGGAGTATAGGTGGCTGAGATCAACACCGGGATAAGCGATGGCATCGACGAGCTTTGCGTCGCGCAACAGCCTATCCTCGGGCACGCGGCCGTAGCCGGACGTCATGAGCTTCTTCTTCGCGTGCCCGAGCACGGGGGCGATCTCTTCATCTACGAAACCTGCGGCACGCATGGCGTCCGTCGCGTTGTGGCGGAAGGTGTGAAGGCTAAGCCCCCTGCCCTGCTTCACTCCGAGGCGGGTCAACTCGCGCGGAAACTCGCGGCTGAAAGCGTCGATCCACTGGCCCCGGTCGTTCTTCGTCGCGGTCGGGAAGAGCCGTTCCTCGCCAGCCTCGCGCATGGCCTCGACATGCTTCAAGAAACCAAGCCGCTTCAACTCGTCATGCAGGACGATCACGCGCTCGCTTCCCGCGGTCTTCAGCGTCTTGCCCCCGCCGCCCCGTTTCGTGATGAAGACGGTCGCTCGGCCGTGCTGCTCGATCACGTCTTTGACCAAGAGCTGCGCGACTTCGCCCTGTCGCATGCCCGTGAACATCTGAACCAACGGCACCCAAAAGCGGTAGTCGCGCTCGACGTCGCCGGCGAACATGGGCGACGAGAAGATCGTCTGAAGCTGCTCGGGCGTGTAGGTTTCCGGCGGCGTGTCCTTGTCGATCTTGATGTAATGACCGACGGTCGGATTGCCGTCGATATGCTCGTGAAAGTCGAGCCACGTCGAGAATGCGCCAAGCGCGCTCAGATGGCGGTTGATCGTCTTGGGCGCAATCTTCGGCTTTGCGCCCTTCCCGAGCGCCTTATTCTTCGCCACGATCTCGCGCAGCGCGAGGCCGCGAAATATGTTCGTGTCACTCGCGCGGACGGGCGTGTCGAGCAGCAATTCCTTCCACTCGCGCACTGCCTTCTTCGTGATGGCCCTCGCCGGCGAGCCCGGCGGAAGCGTTGAGACGAACAGCTCGACGGACTGCCGTGATTGGCGAAGCGTATCCGCGCGGCAGTTCTCTGGGTTCTCATTCGCGTATTTCTCGAAGAGGTCCATGATCCCTTCGCCGGCCTTCGCCCGTTCAATCGACGGCCGGCGCACAAGCGCGTCGCGCGGCTCTCCGGTGAAGTCGCCGACGTCGCGCTCGGAGCTGCGCTTTAGAGCTTCCAGCTCGGCGCGCATCAGGCCCGCGCCGAGCTTCCTTTCGTCGGCGGTCCCCGACTTCACGTCGAGCCGCATCTTGGTCGCGACGTCGCGAGCCACTTTGGCGACGGCGGCCGTCTGCCCCCGCGCCAGTCCCGCCGCCAGCGCCTGCCGCCGAGCTTCCCGTTCCGCCTGATCAATCTCGAAGCGGTCGCGGATCAGCTCCCAAACACGATGAGCGGTCGCGCTCTCGTCGCCGGGTGATCCGCCGAACTCGTGCTGAAGCTGATCCCAAAGCTCGTCGAGCTGCTCCGGGGTCGGCGTCGCATGACGGAAGCGCTCGTCAGCTTCGACCAACGCGCAGTAGCGGGACCAAACCGCCTCTTGAAGGTCGGCGTCGGTCATCGGGATGCGGTGTTCCAGCTCTGTCCGCTTCACCGCGAACTCGTCTGCCCACGCTGAGAGAACGCGTAGGCCGAGCCGGCGGGCCTCGTGGCGATCCTTCGTGCCGAGCGACTTCCACAGCTCGCGACGAGGCTTCCCGTCCGGCCCGCGGTAATGCTCGCGCAGGTGCAGCGGGACGGCCGTTCGGGCGTAATAGACCGACGATCCTTGTCGGCGAACGATGTTCGTGTCGGCGCTCAT